CGCTCACAGTGGTTGTTTAGATCATTCGCAAGAGATTGCAGATTTTGCGGAAAAGGTACTTGGCGTAATTTTGATGAAATGGCAACGTCGAGTTTTAGCCGGCATGACCGCTTACAACGTGGTTGACGGTAAAGAAGTGTGGGTGCATCGTGTCGGGTATTTGTCTGTGGCCAGACAGAACGGTAAAACGCGAGGTTGTCTTGCACCGCTTATTGGTTGGTGGTTGGCTACGCAAGGTGCTGCACGTGGAGAGCCGCAGCTTGTTATTTCGGTGGCGCACAAACTTGATTTGGCTACTGTTTTGTTTAATTACCTTGCGCCTATTCTTGAAACAAAGTTTGGTGCGACGGTGATTTGGTCTTATGGCCGCCAAGTGTTGACAATGCCAGACGGCTCACAATGGATGCCTCGAGCAGCTACGCCCGGTGTCGGCCACGGTTACACCGTAGATTTATGCGCGGTAGACGAATGGTGGGCAGTAAGTGAAGAAGCAATAGATAGTGGTTTAATGCCAACTATGCGAACACGCAAAAACTGTTTGCTGGCAGGTTTTAGCACTGCTGGCGATGCGTCATCAAAATCCATGCTTAGGTGGCGATCACAAGGTTTACGAGCTGTTGACTCAGGCAAAAACACATCGCTTTATTTTGCGGAATATAGCCCACCAATTATGGATTATATGACACCAGCCGCATGGGTGTATTCCAACCCGGCATTGTCAGAGGGATTACTAGACATGAGCGTGATTGAGGCTGAAGCACAGTCACCAGACCGCAACAGTTTCTTGCGCGCCTCAGTCAATATCTTTGTGCAATCTCAACACTCATGGATTGAGCCAGGACAATTCACTGATCTTGCCAACGATCTACCCATGCCTAACGGCGGTGTTTTGGCAATTGAGTCTGCCGTAGATGACTCACGATATGTCGGTGTGCGCGCCGTACAAGACGGTTTATACACACGTTGCCGCATCGTGTTTGTGGCAGACAGCATTAAAGAAATGTGGGAATATGTTAAAGCCGAAGTAGAGCTGTCACCAATGCTTAAATTGGCGTTAGTGCCATCTATAGATTTGCATTGCCCACCAATTTACGCGCACCGTAAAAGTGTGGTTGGCCATAGGGAAGTTGTTAAATGGACAGGCGCGGTCAGAGCACTTATTACAGAAAAGCGCATTACGCACGCAGGGCAAGCCCAACTTATAGATCAAGTAGAACGCGCTGTAGCAATTAAACACAACGGCGTACTCACATTATCTAGCACTCGATCACCGGGCGACATTTCAGCGTGCCGCGCAATGGTGTTTGCTGTTGCTCTTGCCTCAAAACCTATCTTTGCAAACAAGCCCACGATTGTAAGCGTTTAGCCTCTAATGTGTTATTGGCATCGGCCTGATGCTTGCTTATCGTCGGGATACCGCATCGCACCCGGGCCGATGCCACCACAAACTGGACAGATTGTGACACACTAAGAGCATGGCATTATTCTCTAAAACTAAAGCCGCTATTTCTCCACCGCCAACTAAAGCTGCTGCCGCTGGTTCAACAATGGGTACTGGCGCTATTGGCCCAAACATGATCGGCCAGTATTACACCTACCAAGAAGGTGCATTGTTTGCACAAGCAATGTCAGTGCCAACTATTGCTCGAGCACAACAACTTATTTCATCAGTAATTTCGTCAATGAAACTTTACCAATATACAGAAATGTGGAATGGCGAAGAAATGGAAGAAGTGCCACAACCACCACGCAGTTGGTTGGCACGCATTGACAAAGTAAACACCAACGCACATATTTTGTCGTGGACGGTTTCCGATCTAATGATGTTTGGTCGCGCATTTTGGTACATCACCGATCGTTACGCCGACGGATTTCCAGCCAAATTTACTCGACTACCATCTGCAATGATACAAACACGCGATCAGGCAGGCGTAAACGGCGTGTGGTTTGCACCATCAAAAGAAGTGTATTTTAACGGCGGTCTTATTAACCCAGACGATCTAGTGCAATTCTTAAACGGTCAACCCGGCATCGTGTACTCATCGGCTAAAGCAATTTCAACATCTATAAAACTTGAAGATGCACGTTACCGCAACGCATCGAGTGCAATTCCAGCAGGCGTATTGCAAGTGCAAGCTGGTTCAGAGCCGCTTTCGTCAAGCGAGCTTTCGGATTTGGCTGCGGCGTTTAATGCGGCAAGAGCCACAAACCAAACGGCGGCTTTATCGCCCGAAGTGCACTACTTGGAAACGCAAACGAGCCCAGACAAAATGTTGCTTATTGACTCAGCAAACTTTCAAGCAATGGAAATGTCGCGCGTAACTGGAGTACCTGCATACTTACTTAATTTGTCGTTAAACAGTTACCAATACACCAACAGCCCAGACGCAAGACAAGATTTGTGGACATACGGCTGCAAACAGATCGCAGAATGTATTGCACAAACATTGTCAGGCGACAACGTAATGCCACGCGGAACGTGCATCGCTTGGGATATTGACGATTTCATTGACGGCGATCTAATGGATGGCGGTCTAATCAAAGAAAATCACGTTGGTCAAATATCTGTTGTTTCGCCAGCCATGCCAACATCACCACCACCAAACGGAGTAGCGTATTAACCATGATTAGACTCGAAGCCACACCATTTACAGTTGACGCAGCCGCACCAGACGGCGCACCATCACGCACAATCAGCGGTATTGCAGTCACATACAACACACCAGCAACCGTTGCAGACGGCACGCAAGTAATGTTTTTGCCCGGCTCATTGCCAACCGACGGCCGTAACCCAAAGCTATTTAATCAGCACAATTCTGAGCAAATTATCGGCATTGTTAACCAGCGCGTGGACAGCGATCAGGGAATGTTGTTTAGCGCCAAGATCGCACCCACCGCATTGGGCAACGAGATTTTGACCCTTTGTGGCATGGGTATCATTGACGGTGTGTCGGTCGGTGTGACACCTACCAAATGGCATTTTAACGATGAGCACATCATGGTTATTGAGTCAGCTAAATGGTCAGAATTATCCACCGTCAGCGAAGGCGCATTTGCCGGCGCGCTAATTACAGAAGTGGCGGCGAGTATCCCACAAGACGAGCCAGAAATAAGTACTATAGAAACAGAACCTACACAGGAGACAGAACCCATGAGCGAAGTAACCATTCCAGCAGTCGAGGCAACCATTCCAACGTCGCCAATTTTTGCTGCCGCAAAACGCGAGTTTAAGATGCCATCAGCAGGAGATTTCATGGCCGCGTATCACATCGGTGGCGACACATACGCAAACATGAACAAAGCCGTTGCAGAGTATTCCGCATCGCAGCGTTCAACACTTGAAGCCGCAGCTGGCGATGTGCTCACCACTGACACACCCGGCTTGCTTCCAATTCCAGTGCTCTTGCCATTGGTGCAAAACTTGAACTTCATTCGCCCAGTAGTTAACGCACTCGGCGCACGTTCATACCCAGACGGCGGACAATCAAAAACTTTTATTCGCCCAACGATCACCACGCACACATCAGTTGCGTCGCAGTCAACAGAGTTGTCTGCAACATCAGCAACGACAATGGTCATTGCGTCAAACTCGGTAACAAAAACCACTCTTGCCGGACAAGTGACCTTGTCAATTCAAGATGTCGATTTTACTTCTGGGCCCGCCATGCAACTGATCTTGAATGACCTCATGGGCGAAGCGATGATTGCATCAGACAATTTGGCAGCCGACGCATTGCTTGCAGCTGCAACATCATCTGGCGTGTGGGATTTGACCGTCGCCGATTTGCTCAAGAGTGTTTACGACTCAGCCGTTGACATTTCTAACGGTCGCAACTTCACACCTACCCACATGTTTGTTTCGCCAGACGTATGGGGTCAAATGGGCCAGCTTGCCGACACAACTGGTCGACCAGTGTTTCCATTTATCGGTGCAGGCCTTACCGGACAAAATGCACTTGGTGGCGGCGACGCAACATCGTGGAACGGCAACCCACTTGGTTTGCAACTTGTAGTTGACAGCAATTTTGATGCCAAAACTATGGTCATTACCAGAGTTGGTCAAGGCGCAGGCGATGCGTTTGAGTACTATGAGGCAATTCGCGGGTTGATGAGTATCGAACAG